CATTTTACCTTTGCATTTGGATTATACAAAGGTCATTATACTTATCCTATGGTGGCGCAATTTTCAATTGGAATATTGGCGCACTTTTCAATTAGTATCTACAAATACCTGAGGATCGTGATAACGATCTGGCGTGAATACGGGATGCTCTGCCCGATCATCATTCCCAAGGACCAGGACGCCGAAGGGGCGGTGATGGTGAAGATAGGACCGACAACCGACATGAAGGTCGCGGAGATGGTCGACAAGATATGGGACATAGCCGGCGCGAAGCGTCTGGTCAAGGAAATCGAAAAATAAGAGAATATGAATGATAGAATATCAGACTTACCGTTAACCACTACCCCGGTGGGGTTGGGTTATAATAATATGGATGTGTTTAGAAACTTATTAGGTGGGGGCCAGGTCCAACTGGCAGTGCCGCCACTTGGCCTTGACGGGTCAATTTTTTTAAAAGGTAAAATAACACATGACACCGGAGAGGTCCGGATGATCAGAAAACATAAACTGATAAAAATTGAAAGATTATGAAGAAACTGACAGCAATTTTGAAAGGCTGCAACCTTGTGGACAAGTTGTTCAGCCTGCGTGAGAAAGAGATCAACCGTAAGATCGAGGGAGCCAAAGACGATTGCGAGAGACGCAAGGCCGAGGCGGAGATCAAGTATGAGAATTATTGCAAGGAACTGGGTGAGAAAGATGTAGACTACCGGCGCATCATCAACGGAATGCTTGAATGCAAGCAGGAGATAATGGACGCCGACGAAACGCTCAAGGTGATTGCGGAGGTGGAAGCGGACCTTCAGTCCGAGGCCGAGCTGGAAGAAGAGAAAGAAAAATAGCTCATACAACCGGTAATAGATTGAATTTTAGTTAGACATTCCGTCCCGGTCCGTGACGGATAGGGACGTAGATTTAAAAACAATTTTATAAACCCTTAAAAATGATTCGTAATGAAAACATTCAGAATTATCCATATAGCAGCCGCTGTCATCGGCCTTGTGGTAGTGCTCAGACTGGCGGACAACCTACGCCCCACCTTCAACGAGAACCTCGCCGCCTCGGTCCTTGCAGTCGTATGCTGTCTTTCCCTTATCGGACAAAGGTATTACAGGGAGGAAAAATAGGACACGCGGTCAGGGAGCCGGAAGGCGGCCCTCGTTTCCGGTCCGACTCCGGAAACCGCACAAGGTTAAACAATAAACGGTTGATATGGCTGTAATCTATAATGACAAGGTATGTATCTACGCCAACGAGCTGATCATGTATGATCCGAAACGCAAGGTGGGCTCCGAGAAGGGCTTCCTCCCGTTAGGAACATATAACACGAAGGTGAACAGAAAGCAGATTGTTGTTGCCGAGCGTGCCAGCCTCAGACGCCCCGCTCTGGTGGAGTTCGACTCGCTGGAAGTATATATACAGCAATTATACATCAAATATTACGGTGATCCCCATGAGGATGTCGAACGTGCCGCCACCAGCCCGCTTGAGAGGGCGGTAGGGTACAACGAGGCCGCCTACTCCTTCTTCACCACCTACAGGGACGGTGCGGGAAAGCCGCTCAGACCGGAGAAGGTCACGCTTTACACGCTCCAGGCACGTGTCCTGGATGCAATCATCCGGCTGCGTGACAGCAATGCGGAATGCGGTTTCGGACGTGGCGGCTCCCGTTTCAACGTATGGGACAGGCTGAGTGAGATGGTGAACGACCTGCTGAAAGTACGGGACAGCAAAGGCAACACCCGCTATCCCCACAAACTTCCTTCGACGGGAAAGACGCTCAAACGTAAAGTGGACCAGTATGAGGCGGAAGGCTTCATCGCTTTGGTGCACAAGAACAAGGGCAACACGTCCGCCGCCCTGATACGGGACGAGGAGGAAGAGGCGATCATGCACAAGCTGCTTTCCCAGCACATGAATTTGAACAACGCACAGATAATGGAACAGTACAACAAGATAGCCTCCATATTGGGGAAACCGGAAATCAAGAGCCCTGTCACGGTGGACAGGTACCGGAAGATGATGGAATCCACCACCCTGGGGCACCAGCGCGGAACCACTGTCCTGAGGAACTCCCTTGAGATGCAACACAAGCGTGAGGCTCCGAAGACCGCCATGACCTACTGGACACTGGACGGATGGGACGTGGAACTGGTCTACCAGAAGAGGCAGCCGGTGGACAAAAAGGTGAACGGCGAGACAAGGACTTATAAGAAGACCACCTACCACAACCGCAAGACCATCGTGGTGGTGCTGGACGCCTGCGGCAAGTACCCGATAGGATACGCCGTTGGCGACCATGAGAGCCCGGCGCTGATACGCGAGGCGCTGCGCAACGCCATCAGGCACGCCCGGGAACTGTTCGGGGCACGGTACAAGCCGTTGCAGCTGCAGAGTGACAACTACCAGAAGGGGGTAATGGTTCCGTTTTATGAGGCGATGACGGTGCACTACATTCCCGCCGCGCTCCACAACGCCAAGGCCAAGATCATCGAGCCCTATTTTAATTATCTGAACAAGACGTACTACCAGCTGGAGAAGAACTGGAGCGGTGTGAACATCAACAGCAGGCGCGGCTCCCAGCCCAATATAGAGATCCTGAACAAGAACCGCCACCTGATCCCCGACGAGGAGGGCGTGCTGGCGCAGATACACGGCATCATGCAAAGGGAGCGGGCCAAGAAGCTGGAGGCGTACATGGCCGCATGGGAACGCACCCCCATGGAACGCCGGATGCCGTTCTGTGACGAGGAGTACCTGTTTCTTATGGGCGACACGACGGGGCGCACCAACCGGCTCACCGGCAAGGGCCTGCTGATCGAGCTCTTCGGGGAGAGGATCAATTACGAGAGTTTCGACATGGAGCTGCGCAACCATTTCCACGAGGACTGGTCCGTGCACTACGATCCCGACGATCTGTCGCAGGTGCTCATCGTCAATGCCGAATCCACCAAAGGGCACCGGCTGGCAAAGGAAACGGGGGATCTGAAGTTCCTCATGCAGCGTGACATGAAGACACCGATGGCCCTGATCGACCAGAAACCCGAACATTTCGAGCACCGCAGGAAGGTGGACGAGTTCAACCGGCAGTTCGAGCGGCGGTATGTGGCCAGACAGGAGCAGGTGGATGAGGTGATAACCGCCATGCAGGAGCGGAACCCGCTTCTGAAGAGCAACAGCCTGCTGGACCGCGCCCTGCTCACCGACAGCCGGGGACGGCACAAGGACCGCAAGTATGAGGCGCGCGGCCAGACGGTGGAGGACGTGGATTTTGAAGAGATTGCGCCCGGACCTCTCAGGGTTCCGTCCCCTCTTGTGGATGACGATTACGAATGGGACGACGCCGACATGAATTTTTCAAGATGATTTAATAACACTTTAAAAACAGCATAATTATGGATAAGGAAGCATTGAAACAGTACATAGAGAATTTGATAGAACGTGGTTCAAAACCTTCAGAACTGGCCCGTCGCTGCGGCGTGTCCGATGCGGCGATGTCCCAGTTCCGTTCCGGCAAGTACGGCGCGAATGACGACAACCTGGCGGTCAGGATCGCCACAGGCCTTTATTTCTATGAGAATTCCCGCAATGTGGTTGATACCGTAACCTCTTACCGGCAGGTGAAGCGGGCGTTCGAGGTTGCCAGGGGAAAGAGCAAATGGGTATGTATCAGCAGCCGCAGCGGAAGTGGAAAGACCCAGTCTCTGATTGACCTGTACAATCTGTGCGGTGACAAGGGGGTTGTATATATCAAGTGCCGCAAATGGAGCAGCCGCAAGTTCCTTACCAAACTGGCACAGGCCATGGGAGAGAATGTGACGCGCTATATGGATAATGACAGCCTGCTGGACCTGTGCATCGCGCACATGAATTCCCTGTCCTCCTATAAGCCTGTCCTGCTGATAGATGATGCCGGCAAGCTCACGCATTCGGCCATGTGCACGCTTATTCCCCTGTATGATGACACGCTGGGGCGCATGGGGTGTCTGGTGGCCGGCACGGAAACGCTGGAGCGCAATATCAGGCGGTATGTGGGACGTATTGAAGGGTATGACGAGATAGACGGGCGTTTCGGCCGCAATTACATCACCCTTCTGGGCGCTACCAAAAAGGATGTCATCGCCATCTGTATGGCCAACGGCGTGCAGGACAGGGAGACGGCGGAAGAGATATGGGGAAAACTTCCCAAGGTCAAGAAGCAGCCGCGTGAGGACGATCCCCGCCAGGTATTGTTCGCCGATGACCTGCGCGAGCTTTCGGGAATGATAGACAATGTGGTAATCAGACAGGAAATCAGCAACGGAGGAGCCGGCTTATGATCAGGTCATTGTCGTTTGACAACATATTGAACAAAAAATACGAATACATCCCCTTTTCCAAGGATTTCATGGATGCCTTTGGAAAGAGGCAGAAGTCCGGGGCGTGGATCGTATACGGCAAGTCCGGACAGGGAAAGACCTCCTTCACCTTCCAGCTGGCTAGGGAGTTTGACCGTATCGGCTACAAGGTGCTGTTCATTTCCCTTGAAATGGGTGTCGAGTCCGATTTCAGGGACTCCCTGCTCGGATTCATGAATTCGTCAAGGAGCGGGATGCTGTTCTGGGACGAGGTCCCCACTTTTGATGAGTTTGACGAATTTCTCGGGAAACAGAGATCCCCGGACGTGGTCATCATCGACTCCCTGCAGAGTCTTGAAGGCGAGATGGACGTCACCGCCAAACAGCTGGTCGAGCTCAGGAAGAAATACAGGAAGAAGATATTCGTATACATCTCCCATGTGGAGGGGAAGGAGGTGCAAGGCACGGTGGCCTACAGAGTCAAGAGGGACTGCTTCTCCCGCATAGAGGTGAACGGGTTCTGCGCCCGGTACATGAGCCGTGGTGTTCCCGGTCCGAAAGGATTCTATGTGGTCTGGAAGGAGGGCTATGAGAGATGCTGGCTCAGGAACAGTGACGAACCATTTAACAGCAATAGCAATGAACAAGACAATTGAATTACCCGCGACAAATGCCCAGAAGCGGTGCATACACCGCCTCAGACGGCAGTTCGGACTGGACGAGGATGAATACAGGCATCTTGTCCGGCAGTTCAGCGGCGGACGGACAACGACGTCCGCGGAGTTGTGCAAAAGCGAGGCCGCAAGGCTGATCGGGACGCTGCTCGATCCCGACGGAAGAAAGGATCCGGAAAGACGGGAGAAACTGGCACTGGTCAAGGCCATTTACGCCGTGTCAATGGACATCGGTTTTCTCAACAGGAGCTACCGCAGCGACAATCCCGTGGAGGTTGAGATGAACAAGGCGAAGATCACCTCCTTCCTGAAGAGCCACGGAGGATGCAGGAAGCCGGTGTCAAGCCAGAACCTAGAGGAACTGAAGGCCACACTGAAACAGCTGAAGGCCATAAGACGGAAGGAGGAGGTATGAGAATAAAGCACCTTGTGTATGTGATATCCGCCCTCTCGGCTTTCACGGGCATGATAGTTAATGATGACTTCTGGGCGAAAACATGGTCACTGAACGCCATGTTATGGATTCTGGTAGCATGGATAAACGATAATAACAATAACAATGATGACAATGGAAAAGACGAAATTCGAAAAGGAATGTGCTGACATGTGTGCCGATTGCCACGCCAAAGGGCTGGACATCTGCCGGGAGGACGCGGACACCGTGCAGCCGATGTTCGCCCGGTGCGGGCTGTGCGGGAAGGTGTTCTGTGAATACAACAACCACATGACCGTGAACCATCTCTGCTGGGAATGCCAGACAGCCATAGAACAGAACGTTGATTGCAACGAGGAGATAATCGACCCTGATTTATTCAGGAATTTATTCACCAATAAATAAGAACAGATATGGATATCAAGAATTTATCTGAAAAGGAACGTGAGGCCCTGCTAAGCAAGCTGCAGGCCGAAAAGAAAAGAAAGGACGGGGATCGAAAGAAGAACTACCAGAAGCTGCGTGCCAGATTCCTCGCCTCTGTGGAGAGGAAGCTCCGCAAGTATATCAAGGACGGTCAGGAGTTCAAGGAATGGCTCCGTAAGGAGGCCACCGCCTACTATGACCAGCTGAAGGAGTACGGCGGTCTGAAACGTGACGAGCAGCTCGGGTTCGAGGTGAAGAACGACACCTTCAAGGTTTCCGTCAAGGGGAACCGGGTCAAGGGCTTCGACGAGAGGGCTGACGTGGCAGAGAAACGCCTTGTGGACTACCTAAACGCATGGATCGGCAAGAAGGGCGATGACGGGCGCAACCCCATGTACAAGCTGGCCATGTCGCTGCTCCAGCGCAACGAGGCCGGGGATCTTGACTACAAGTCCATCTCCCGCCTGTACGAGCTCGAGGACGACTTCAACGACCCCGAATATTCGGAAATCATGCAGCTCTTCCGTGAGAGCAACGTGGTGGAAGGCACGGTGATCCGCTTCTACTTCGAGGAAAAGGACGGAAACAATCAATGGAAAAGAATAGAACCCTCATTTAACAAGATGTAAATTATGATGCACAATTGGTTTGAATGTTCCATCCGCTACGAGAAGGTGGCGGAGAACGGCATGAACAGGAAAGTAACGGAAGCCTATCTGGTCGACGCGCTGAGCTTCACGGAAGCGGAAGCCCGTATTATTGAAGAAATGAACCCGTATATCAACGGTGAATTTACCGTCTCGGGCGTCAAACGCGCCGGTTACAGCGAACTGTTCCCATCTGAGGAAGATGCGGCCGACCTCTGGTTCAAGTGTAAGCTGTTCTTTATCACGCTGGACGAAAAAAGCGGAGCGGAGAAAAAGACCCCCACTACCGTACTGGTGCAGGCCTCCGACCTTCGCGATGCCGTAAAGAAGCTGGACGAGGGGATGAAGGGCACGCTGGCGGACTATGTCATCGGCTCGGTGGCCGAGACCGCCATTATGGATGTCTATCCCTACACTGCTGATGTGAAACCTGAATTTCCCGGTGATGATAAGAAGGAAGTTTGACCATCCCCATGTAGTCCTGTGCCGCACATGCTGCGGCCGGGGCTTTCTTGAGAACCTGGACGAGCTGGCGGACACCGTACATACCGTTGCCTGTCCCGCCTGCAAGGGGAGCGGACGCGTGGTCGTATCCTCCGTAACCCTTACCACCGTGGAGCCTTATGATCCCGAATCCCCAAATCTCGCGATGTATGGAAAAGGACGGAATGAATGAGTACCTGCTGCTCTCCGTGGAAAAATTGGAGAGTCTCAAATCCGCGATGGAGGATATACTAGATGAATCAAGACTCCGGTGCCGGGAGGGCTGGCATAAGCGTGACAGGGCGTTCCGTCCGCAGAGTTTCAGGAAAAGAACCATCTGGCACCGCATAAGGAGCCGGTGCTTTTAAAACAGATTTAAGAACCTTTTAAAAACAATCTTATGAACCTGAGAAAAGACAACAAGAAAAAGAAACCGATGCAGCTTATGCTGGACGAGATTTCCGGAATGATGGGCGTCTCGCAGGAGATGATCCTGTCCCGGATGATATCCAGGAACATATCCGATTCAAGGATGCTGTTCTGCTATATGGCGTATGAGGAAGGGTATCTGTTCCGTGAGATAGCCTCCTTCCTGAAGATATCCAGATGCAGGGCGACAACCGCGTATTATGATGTGAGATTGAGAAAGGAAAAGTTCCGCCCGATCATTGCAAGGCTGGCCGGATGCGGAACAGGAGGTGTCTAGCAGCACTGCAGGTGACGGTTCCCGCACGGTCCGGAAAACCCAGGCGGGACTATATCAACCATTTCCGGCAGGACAGGCCGCTTGAGGGGGTGTACTTCACGGACTTTGCAAGGGATATGCTTGAGAGAAGGGGAAAACGCAGGTCCGGACATTATGCCGCGGTTTATGATGCGGTCCTCCGGCACATAGACAGGTTTTCCACCGAATTCGACTGTGACATCTTCACCAATTCCGTGACGGAGGAGTTTCTGGACGACTTCATTGTCTATCTTGAGAGCCGGGGGCTGCGTCACAACACCATAGCGGGCTATGTCCAGAAGATACAGTCGCTCGTCAGAAAGGCATCGCAGTACAATTACGCCGTAGACGCCACCTATGACGGAACAGATTTGCGTGAGGAGCCGGTAAATGCCGTTTTCCTCTCGATGAACGAGATCGCAAGGATCTACTATTACAAGTTTGAGAGGCAGGACAAAAGAAAGGCCAGGGAGCGGATACGTGACCTGTTCGTCATAGGCTGTCTGACCGCTCTGAGATATTCCGATTATTCGACATTGACAAAAGACAATTTGAGAGATGGATACATCATAAAAAGGACAAAGAAGACCAATGTGGACGTCAAGGTCCCGGCTCATGATTATGTAAGGGAGATATTCGAGAAATATGACGGGAACATACCCGGAGGACTGTGCATACAGTATTTCAACAAGTATCTGAAGGTCATCATGAGGGAGATAGGGCTTACCGACAGGATCACTTTCTCCTACACGAAGGGAGGAAGGCTGGTCACGGAGACCCGGGAGAAATGGGAACTGGTCAGCAGCCATACGGCAAGAAGAAGCGCGGCCACGAACATGTACCTTACAGGACGGATGAAGACATTGGAGATCATGAGACTGACAGGGCACAGGTCTGAGCAGAACTTCTTCCGGTATATCCGGCTTACTGCGGATGATACGGCCCGGTCAATCTCCGGAGACAGTTTTTGGAGAAAATAATAATCTGCCATTTGCCGGTGTCGGCAAATGGCTCATAACTATTCAGAAATGAGTGAATTATATATACCGCCTGAACGACCTGAGAGAAATTTAATAAATGGCAGGTTCTTGAAAGGTTGTACTCCGCATAATAAAGGGAAGAGAATGATCTACCACTCAAAATGGGCGAAACGTAGAAGTTTAAAAAATCTGTCTAAAGGTCGTGGAGCGCATCATAAAACTGGTGCAGGCATGAATAAGAAATCTGTTGTCGTTATTAAAGGCAGGAAGTTGATAGGTGTATATGCTTCTGTCAATGAGGCTGGTGCAAAATTATGTATTACTCCATCTCACATAAGTGACGTTTGTTTAAAAAAGAAAGGTCATAAAACGGTGAGAGGCTATAGAGTGTATTTTGAGAACGATAATGCATGGTTAACAGAAATTGATTATTAATATGACGAAAGAAGAAGTATTTAAAATATTTCATATAGAAGATTTAAGAGATCTTCCTGATGCAGTAATGCGTATTCTTGACGGCTCTGTAGAATTACGCAATAAAATCTATAACGAATTGATCCGTATGAATGATTACGATATGTCTTATGATTGGTTTCAGGGCTTGTACGAGAATGAATTGTCAGAGCGGAAGCAGAAGAAACAGGATTTCACGCCAAACTCTCTTGGAATCCTTTGTTCCAAATTAACCAGCCAGGCTGGTCCGATACATGAGCCTACAGCCGGAAATGGGTCTATGATAATCGCTGATTGGTGGCAGCGGTGCCACAACAAGATTCCTTGGGAGCACTTTCCATCGCAGAATATGGTGACATGTTGGGAGTTGTCTGCACGATCAATACCTATTTTGCTCCTTAATTTATCAATTCGCGGGATTATGGGGTACGTTTATCATGGCGACGTTTTGGAAAAATCCATAAAAATGAAGTATATTCTTCTAAACCGTAAAGATGATACTTTAGGGTTTAGTGATATTATAAAGGATCCTGAACATAAACTTATCATAAAAAGCAATATACAATGACGATTCAAGAGATATACAATAAATGGCTTCCTGTTAAGCGCAAGTTAGTAAAGGAAAGTACATGCTCCACTTATGTCTATCAGTTCACACAAAAAATACTTCCGATATATGGAGATAAAGACCCGGAATATGTTACTAATGACGAAATGCAGAGATTTATGCTGTCTTTGATTGAAGAAGGGTTATCTGTGAAAACAGCTAAAGACATATTCATCTCTTTTAAGATGCTATTGTATTATGCAATGGAACGATTTGGTGTAAGATATATTAAATATCGTGTTCAGTTTCCTACTGCCAATATGGAAGCAACTAAAGATCTTGAAGTATATACAGAATTTGAACAAAAAAAAATAATCTCGTACATAGTGGATTATCCGAAACCTAAGCGCTTGGGCATTCTAATAGGCTTGTGTACAGGTATGAGAATTGGTGAAATTTGCGGACTGAGGTGGGAGAATATAGATGTTGATAACAAATGTATCCATGTAACTCATACTATTGAACGAATTATGGATATTGACACCCGAAAAACCAAGGTTATAGAATCTACTCCCAAGACTATAGAAAGTCGCCGTGATATTCCGATAGGCCGTGATTTACTCGGTATCTTGAAAAAATTCAAGGCTTGCTATAATGATAGTTTTTATGTCACTACTGGAGATGAGAAGTTTTGTGAGCCAAGGGTTTACCGAAACTATTACAGGCATCTCGTTTTGAATGAAGTTGGATTGGACAGGTGTATTAAGTTCCACGGTCTAAGGCATTCATTCGCCACACGCATGATTGCATCTAAAGCCGATATGAAGACAACGAGTCGTATCTTAGGACATTCAGATGTATCTACGACTATGAATCTATATGTTCACCCATCCATGGATGATAAACTGGATGCGATAAACAAGTCCATGAAAAACTTATTCAAATAACTCAAAACGATATAGAAATGAGTGAAACAAAAATAATATTAGATGCCTGTTGTGGCAGTAGGATGTTTTGGTTTGACAAAAAAAACCCTTTGGCTTTGTTTGCTGACATTAGGGACGAAGAATACATTCTTTGTGATGGGCGGAATCTGAAAGTCCACCCAGACATCGTATCGGACTTTACCGATATGCCGTTTTTGGATAAATCCTTTAAACTGGTAGTGTTTGATCCACCCCATTTGCTAAAGGTTGGTAAAAATAGTTGGTTAGCCAAGAAGTATGGTAAACTTCCTGAAGATTGGCCAAGGGTGATAAAAAAGGGAATTGATGAATGCTTTCGTGTTCTGGATGACTACGGAGTTCTGATTTTCAAATGGAATGAGGATCAGATAACAGTTAGGGAAGTATTGAGTGCCATCAATCGGCAACCACTCTTCGGCCATACTACTGGAAGACATGGAAAGACTATGTGGATGTGTTTTATGAAACTGCCAATTAACTAATAATGGATATGTTAAAGTTGAAAATGAGTAAATCAGAAGAATATATTGAAATCAAGAGTTTTGTGGTAGTCAATCCCAACTTCCCGGTTATCACAAAAGAAAGTGCTCTTAAAGCCGTTGCAATGGCAGAGGAAGAAATGAAACGGAAAGCCATCGAAGTTCTTTCCTCTGTTTTGGATAACTGGGTGCATGGTGGTGACGCAGACTGTATCATTGCGGAGTTTGAGGAAAGATTAAATATCGGATAAAAACAGAACGGGCGCCCTGCGGCATACAATAATATGCGGGGCGCCCGTTGTCAATGAGAAGTTATCGTGTTTCTTTCCGCAGTCTTTCCCTGACCTGCCGCTCCGTGAATCCGAATGCCGCGGCGAACTGTTTGAATTTCTCCTTCTGCCCGGAGGGGAGAAGGGAGTACAGGCTTGAGAACGGCGTGCCGCCTTCCAGCGCTTTCCTGATTTCTTTCTTTTTCATATAAGTTCCTTTATCTGTTTCTTACAACATTCACAATCACACAGCAGCAACCTGGCCTTGTCGAACATCTTCTGTCCTATATTGCCGGACAGGTAGCATATCTCCTCGCCCCACGGGTCGATCCCCAGCGCCTTTGCCATGTGCGCTTCCAGGTGCTTCCTTTCGTGGTCATAGGAGTTCTGGAACTCGGCGGGTGACGATGTGATCCCTATCACCATGACCGTCTGCCTTGTGCCGTAGTTGGAATAGGTGAGTCCGGTGTCCGGTTTGCCGGAGGACAGGTTCCTGTACGCCGTTTCCAGATCATCCCCGCGGCAGCCTATGTCATAGAGCCTGCCCATGATCTCGTCGGTGTAGTAACAGTCCACGGCATAGTAGACTTCCACCTTCCATCCGTACTCCTCTATGTCAAACCGCTGGCGGATCATAACATCTCGTCCCATTCCACCGGTTCCCCGGCCCTTGTCATTTTCGCATACCACATGCACATGACCATGCCTTCCGGAGCGTCATGGTCATCTATGATATCCTTGACGTAGAGTGCCAGATGGGGCTCGTCGGCAATGGAAGACTTGAAACAGTCCGCTTTTGCCTGGTTGGCCACGTATACATAGTCATATAATGTGTTGTTCTCCACCCTGACCCCGTTCTTGGCCAGAAGCTCGTCCACCTTGTCCTTGGTCATGGGTTCGATCTTCTCGCTTTTTCCGGTTGCCGGGTTCATCCTGCGCATGAGTGACACGGCGAAGTCGCACAGCTTCTTGTTGAAGTGCCAGCCATTGTGCCGGAGATACGCCGTCATCTCCTTTGGCCGGTCATCATATATGTCCAAAGGTTCCTTTGTCCTGTTCATGGTCTTCTTGTTAGCCGGGACGGAGGATTCCCCCGTCCCGGCGGGTTAAACTAACGGTATCTTGAATAGCGTCCTGTTCCGGGCACTCCGCGGCGCTGGCCCATCGAGCCGCCGCCATAACGGTTCCCGTATCCTCCGCCGTATCCGCCACGGTTTCCATAACCGCCACGTTGTCCCATGTCGTCATACTCGTCATAGTCATCGTAGCCGTCGTCGCGTTGTCCCATGCCGCTCCCTTCCGAGAGTTCCTCAATGCACTGCATGAGCTTGCCGCCATACTTGAGCATTTTTTCGGCATAATCGGACATTCTCTCGACCTTGCTGTCTTCTATCTCGATCATCATCATACTTGTTGTTTTTTAGGATTGTTCGTACTGGGCCTTTCCGCGGGTTTAAGCAGTTCGGCCATCATGGCCTTCAGCTCGGATATCTCCTCCCTGAGAGCCTTGTTTTCCGCCTCCTGTCTCTGCCTTTCGGCAAACTCGGGATTCAGGATCTCCATCATCTTGCCGCAGGCGTCCACTATGGCACGGTGGTGGTCTATGCTCCTGAGTATCTCCGCGGACCTGTTCCTCATGGCCGCCACCTCGGAGTTCATCGACTCCCTTGATCCGGATATGACCATGTTCCCGCCTCCGGGGAAATTCGCGTCGGCGATGTCCGCCCCCGCGGGTATCTTCTGGAACGTGACGGTCTGTTCGCCGACCTTGACGGTGATGTCCACCACCATCTTCATCGGCTGGCCGAACATCACCGGCTGTGTCCCGTCCGGGACCGGGTTGGATACTCCCGCAATGGCACCGACCTCCACATAAGGCGTCCCGTCCTTATGGAGTATGTAAAACTGGCTGTTGACTCTTAAATTCTGGAAAGGCATAATTGTTTCTTTTTAAATGAGGGATTCCTCCCTCCGTGTTCTTAAACTACTCCGGTCATTATCTGCAGGGTGTTTGTCGTCCTGTCGAACCAGAACTCGAACACTCCCGTACCGGGAATGTCGGCTGCCGTCAGCGCCTCGCCGTTGTACTTGGTCACGGCCTGTGTCACCCCGTTTGTCTCGAACAGGACCGGCAGCGTCCCGGTTGTTCCTGTGGGAACGGCCTGCGCCAGGTCAATGTAGATGGTTCCCCTGTACCAGGCATTCACGAATGAATGGTTCGGGAAGGAGAACACCACATTGTCGGCGGTGACATTCACTCCGGATGTGGCTATTGCGGCCGATCCGCGTCTGTTAACGAATTGAAAAGGAAATGGCATGATTACCTCCTTTCTCCGGGTCAACCCCAGAAACCGTTACCCGCCCCGAAACCGAAGCCGTATCCAAGACCATATTGGGCCGCCACACAGGTGGGGATTCCCACAACCGGGCTGTACGGCACCTTGGCCACTTCGGGCTGGTTGCACTCAATCTTCGCCAGACGGGCGCTCAGATCACCCAGCGCGGCATTGACAGGCGCGATGGTCTGTGCGGACACCTGTGCGAAATACGCGTTCTGGTGCTCCTGCGAGAGCTGGTTGACGAGCGTGCTGTTTCTTTCCCGCAACGTGTCAATCTTGTCAAGCAGCGCCTGGTTCTGCATGGCGTCCAGCTTGCTGATGATGGCGTTGGTGTTGGCCGTGCCTGCGTCACGCAATGCGAGCGTGTTCTGGTTGGCCGTGTTCACCAGGGTGTTAGTCTGGTTGCAGACGGACAGCTGGTTCTCGTAGCCCATTTTGGTAATGTTCTCGTTTGTCTGGCAGCAGCACTGGCAGATCTGCGACTGGATGGCATTATTGCCCTGCATGATCGCGGTGACGATCTGGTTGGTGTTCATGCCCATCTGGTTGCCGATGTTGCATATCTGCATGCCAAGACCGTTTATGGCGGCCTGTACGGCATCGGAAGAGGTGTTCAACGCGGTGGCCAGGCTCTGGATGTCGTATCCGTTGCGTTGTACGGCCTGCATGATCACGGCGGTGTTCGCGTCGTTCTGCACGAAGGGGACCACGCCGCCCTGTCCGTTGCCCATCATTCCGCCACGGGCGCCGCCGAAGCCTCCCATGCCTCCCCATCCCATCAGGATGAACAGAAGCAGGATGGCGAACAGATCGTCACCCCAGCCGTTGCCGTTACGGCTGTTGCCGTTTCCCATCAGCGCCAGGATGTTCGGATCCACACCGCGCTGTTGCATCAGCGCCGGAAGCATGGCCAGAATGCCGTTGGTGCCGCCTCCGGAGTTCCCGTTCTCGGGGAACACAAAAGTTCTTGATTCACTCATAGTTGTATTTGTATTTTGTAGTTCCGGTCACTAATCCGACCGTGGTGCAAACATACTCAACTACACGCGCTCCGTCGAGCGTCCTGTTCTGATGTGTTTCCTTATTTGTTCCAGATATATTCCGATCATCGGCGAGGTGATGTTCCGGGCCAGCAGGTGCCGTATCCCCCGTGCCGTGCGGTTGGTCATCCCCGCTATCTGGTCCGGATACAGGCCGGCTTCCGAGAGCAGCCTGACAAGCACATATCTGGCGTCCGTGGACTCCATGTCCCTGAAATCGCCCAGTATCCGTTCCTTCGGCACTTCCGTTTCACGCTCGGTCAGACCGAGCAGGTTGAAGAAAATTTCGCTCTTGCACATAAACTTCCAATTTTTATTATTACTTTTGTGCACCCCACTATAAAGAGATACACAGATATTCACGTCAAGGACTTTAGCCCTCAGCGTGTGAGTATCTGTGTATCTCTTATGTTTTATGGTGGGGACCTAAAACGGAAGCGTTGAGGGCTTTTTTATTATTAACCCTCCCTTTGTTGCATATTTATTTAATAATCACTACTTTTGTGCATAGGTATCAGGTGTTATCATCAAAACAAGTTTTCAGGGTATGTCAAGAGGTCGCAGTTCGGAACTGATCATGAAGCGTAACGAGGCACTGTTGCGCCGCTATTATTATTGGACGGAAATCCAGCGTCTTCGTTTTGACGACGCGTTGAAGATCCTTTCCGAGAAGGAGTTCTTCATCAGCGTGGACCGCATCATGGCCATCATCCGTTCAAACTGCAACAGACTGAAGGATATCGATGTCAAGCCGGTCCCCAAAATAAAGAAGCCCCGTCTTACCGCCGCCCAGCTCTCCCTTTTTACCGACTGACCGCATTATCCCACACGGTACATTCATAGTGTGTCTCATAGACCTTTATCCCCCTGGGCATCGTGTGGAACCTGCTTCTTTTCCTCACAAGCGGTGTCTGGCAGCATTCAGGTTTGTACATCTGCAGAAGCGCGTCCACCTCTTTCATCCGTTCCATTCTTCCGGCGGCCTTGTCCGCCGTGCCGCTGGTGTAATGCGTGTCATCATAGCAGTCAACAGCCAGCCTGACAATGACCGATACCGTTCCTTTCTGCATGTATCCGCCCGCCCCTCCCAGTGTCTGCCATTCCACCTCGGGCGTGTCAACCAGCACCATGGGGAATACCATCGGATAGGTTTCGGAGTCCCCGTCGTCACGGTAGAGCATGTCCAGCTGCCCGTAATCCTCGTCCACCTGTTTGTTCAGCCATGCTATGTTGTCGGCTATTCTTTTCTGAATGTCATTGAATAAAGTTTCCATGTCATTTTAACAATATATTGGTTATTTCCTTTTCCGTTTCCTTTCTCGTCATTTCACGCAGCTCCCGGCTTGGTCCGATGAACTGTCGCCGGGGCATGTCCGCCTTAACGTCAAGCCTCTGTTTCCTTGTCAGGGCCATCGCCTTCCATTTCAGGGCTTCGGGCGGTGCCGCCTCTGCCTTCTGCCTGCGGGCCTTTTTCCCCATCCTTCTGGTGATGCCCGCTTCCTTGAAGTACATCCTCCATGCCATCTTCCGCATCTTGGCGGTCACTCTCGGATGTGTGGTCATGCGTCCCCCGTAGTTGTGGATTCCCGCATATTCCACGGCATTCCGTATCGTCACCTTGTAAGGCTCCGCCACATACTCCGAACTTCGGGACAGGCGGTTACGCCGGCTTAGCAGGGGACCGTATGCGCCCGCCGCCCCCTTGGCGGAATCCTGTCTCCTTGTTCTCTTCCAGGGATGCAGCCCTCCGTCATAAAAACCTCCCTCGCGGAAATTCCTGTTTACAAGGTTCACCGCTTTTGCCCCGATCCTGCGGGGCAGCGTCCTGCTGAAGGCCTTCCGGATTTCCTTCTCCTTTCTGCGGAGTTCCCTGACGGCGTCATTCACATTCATTTTTTTCTCCTTTCCATAAAGCCCCTTACGGTTTTTTCAGCCGAAGGATACGCATGGGCGATATAGGGATGCGTGTCGCTGAACAGCTTTCCGTCCTCCTCCGGGTTGTTGTCCAGCCCTGGTGAGGGCCGATAGTCCGATAACGGCACATCATACCCGGGCGTCGGCTTGTCGTCCGTCTGCTCCAGCGAGCATTTGCAGTTCCACCGGTCTCCGGGACGGTGGCTTTTCCAAAACCTATGTCCTTTGGGCAAAGTCAGGTCAATCCCCCAGAACTGGGCATGTACGGGATCGGGGTCTGCGCTGGTGGTGGGAAGCCACCGCAGGTTCGGAAGGATGTCCGCATCCCTGTCGAACAGCTTCCAGTCAGCCGCCTGGCGGGCACGCAGTACCGCCGTATCGTACTCGGTTTCGAGCCAAGCCGTATTGTACGTGCCGATAATCGCCTGCACGTCTTCCAGGAACCGGGAAAAAGGTTTCAGGCTTCCCTTTTCGTCCAGCAGTTGCGAGGCAATGTCGTTCTGCATCCGGTGGGTGCGGAAAGCGGAGAACACATCGAGGTTGTCGCGTATCTGCTCCAGGAACACTTCCTCCAGCCTGTCATTGTCGCTTTGACCGAATCCTTCCTCCGCCGCACGGCCGAAAGTTCTGACCGTAGCCAGGAACAGATCCTCGTCTATTTCCGTTTTTACATCAAACGTCCGGTAGAATATATCCCTCAGCACTTTCGCCATCAGCTCCCTTGTGAACTCAAACGAAACGGCTGCCCCCTGCATGCGGGAATCCGCATGGCCGTGACAACGGCGGCAGTGCTCCCCGTAGAGGTCGTCCATTACCATTTTAAAGCCCCTTTCCGCGGGGCGGCGACGAAAAAAGACCTGATACGGTTTACAATACCGTCCTCCTTCCGCTTGTTCCTTTCAGGAGAGGGTTGTTCTTTCTCCTGTGCACCGTTGTCTGCCGGCTTTCCGTTTCCGAAGGCCGTCTCTTCCTTGAGCCGGTCATAGTTGTCCGGTTTAGGGATTCCCGTAGCCTCGTACACGTATTCATCCGATACGGGGGTTCCCATCTGGCGCATCCGGGATATGATGTTTATCTCCTGCTCGGCGGTGGTTTCCTTGGGCTTGACATAATAGAACTCTCCGCCCCGTGTGTCGTACCCGAAAGCGGTGAAGATATCGGTCATGTCATAGTTCAGGGTGTTCAGTACCAGGATCCGGTCCGCCTCGTTCAGTTTTTTCTCTCCCTTCTCCTGTACGGTCCCCAGTGCCTGCGTGCCACGTTCCGAGGCCTGCGTGGTGAGCGTGTTTCCCAGCACGATCTTGCTGATCTCGTCATTGCATGTGTCGTACAGGGTCCTGTACAGGTCGGAGCTGCCGCTTTTGTTGCCGCTTTCTATCAGTTTCATCTGCGCCTCCTCCGGATGGAGGAACACCGCCGCACCTCCCTGCTCGGCCATATCCTTCACGGCCTGGTCGCGGGCCTGCTCGTCACCGGCGCTGTAGGTATACTCGCGTATGGGCATTCCGAATATCTCGCAGAACTGTGCCCAGTCGGCCATGTCGTTGCGCTTGTATATGACATACGGGGCTATCCTTGCCAGTCTTCCCAGGGAGCGTTTCTCCCCGACAAGGAGCATCGTGTGGTAATTCTCCAGCGGTTCCCCCGTGGTGTCCTCCTGCCGGTGTTTTATCAGCCCCCGCACCGGGTCATAGTTCTTTCTGGGAACGAGTCTGTAGTCCATCCATCCGCTCCCGTCCTTATAGAACTGGAACAGGGAGAACCCCCAGAAATCCGAGTCTATCAGGTCCCCGATGAACCGGTAGAACCAGGGGGAGCGCAACAGGGTGTTGATCCTCTCGTCCGGAACGCCGTTCCTTCTGAACTCGATCTGCGAGCACTGCACTGCCGATTTCCTCTTCTCTATGACGCTTCCCGTATGCCCGTCCATAAGGATGTCCTCATAGAGGTCATACAGCCTCGTCCGCTGTGTGAAGTCCACATTGTTCGCCCCCCTGACGGCCTGCATGTAGTCCGCCATATCCTTCATGAACAGCCTGGGTGCGGTGATGATGACTGTTCCCGGGGTGTTCCTGCCCGGCAGCGGCATGTTGCCGCTTATGGATATTTCTTTTTTTCTTGCCATTTCAATAGTGTGTTACACGTTTGGGATTGCTTCTTATCTGGGTGGGCAGGTTGTTCCTTGCCGTCTCCTCGTCCAGCAGGGGAGCGTCGGCTATGCTGATCTCCACCTTGCTGACCGCCTTGAGCCACTCCATCGCGCGGTCATAACGTTCCTTGCGTATGGGGGAGAACTTCTGGGGGTTGTGGATGCTGCATACATGATAGAGCGTGATGTCCTTGGCGAACATGAGTATGAGCGCGTTCCTTTCCTTGCCCTTTGCGGAGAATATCCTGTCACAGTCATAACGTGCGGACAGGTAGGAGCGCATCTGCGCCACCGCCTGGTCCTCGCATATCTCCACTATGGACTCGTCCTCCCTGATGATGCTGTCCAGGATCTCCCTGTGGATGCTCGCATCGTAGTCATCCGGATTGATGAATTCAGACATGTCGTTTACCTCCTGTACTTGTTTAAACGGCGGATTGCCGCCCTTTCTATTATGACCGGCTTCTCCATGTTCCCCGCCTTCCTGTCTATGGCCCTGTTCCCTCCCTCCACGCAGTCCGGCCCGTCCGCGGGATACGGAAGGGTGAGCTCGAACATCCGGAACTGGTCAACCAGTTCCTTCATGTCCGAGGAGTCTTTCTCCTGTTCGTTGAATATGAGGTTGCCGTCACGGTCCATGGGCTCAAGGTTGGCCTCGATACGGGTTGCCTTGTCGGTCTTGCGTTCCTCGTCGGGGATGATGTTCAGCGGGATGCCGTGTTTCTTGCGCAGCCTGTTCAGATGCTTCTTTAAAACCTGTTTGAAGAAGGGATCCTGCAGCTTGTTGTTCTCCACATAGGCGTAAACGGAAGCCTTTCCTCCCACATGTTTGTACTGTTCGAAGAACGCCTCGATAAAGTCCTCGTTCTTACCCCGGAACACCCTTGCCTTGATCACATACAGCTTTCCCTTGAGCTTGCCCAGCAGGCAGACGGACTTGAAACTGGCCTGTTTCCTCCTGCTCTCCCCCGGGGCCGGGTCCCCGTAAATGACAAGGAACCTGAATTTGTTCAAAGGAGGGACCTTCCCGAATACAAGGTTCTTGAATATGCTCCCTTCGCTGACCGGATTGTTGAAAAATTCCTTCTGTGCCGACGAGGTGCTGATAAGCGACAGGAACAGGTCTATATCCTCTTCGGAGTTCTTTTCCGGCCATGAGGAGACGCCGTCCTTGTCACGGATATTGATAATGTCCGCGTATCCTATTCCTTTCTGTCCGAGTTCCGCAGCCTTTTCGATGGCACGTGTGATGCAGCAGTCCGCCGCAATGATGTTTCCGTTAAACAGCACCCTGTAACGTCCTGAGATGTAGATACTAATTGAAAAGTGCGCCAATATTCCAGTTGAAAATTGCGCCACCATAGGATAAGTATAATGACCTTTGTATAATCCAAATGCAAAG